GTCGTGAAGAGCGGTTCGTACTGTTGCAGCTGGGTGGTTTGTTGTTGCCACAGCGGTCCCAGCGCGGTGAGCTCGTCCTTCAACGGTGCGAGTCCGGTGGTGACCAGGGTCGTGACGGTCTGGGTGAAGTGCGTCAGGTCCGTTGTGACCTGGGTGACGCCGGTATCGATGCCTTGGCGCAGGCCAGCTATCAGGTCGGTACCGGCCGGGACAAGCAACGTCGCGGAATTGGCGAACACTCCGGTGATCTGTTCGGGCACCGTCTTGACGTAAGTCAATACGTCGGTTTGGCCGGTGGTCATGCCCTGTTGGAGGCCACCCATGATCGCTTGGCCGTGCGGTGTCAGCAGCACCGCGTCCTCGGCGATCGGGCCCTTGTGGTCGGAAATCCACCGCCCAATTCCGCCGACGAAGCTCTTGACTCCTTCCCAGGCGGATTTCAACCCGTTCAGGAACCCATCAATGATGGCTTTGCCGGCATTGAGCAACATCTGTCCGGCATTGGTGAAGAAGTCACCCAGCTCGGTGAGTTTCTGGACACACCACTGGGTGCCTTCGGTGAACTTCTGTGTGATCTTGTCCCAGACTTCCCCGGCGATGCGTTTGACGTCCCCCCAATGCTTGATCAGCAAGACCCCGGCCGCGATGACGGCGGCGATCGCGGCCGCGATCGGGATGAACGGCGCGATCGCGGCCCAGACCGCCGCCGCGAGCGCGATGAACGCCGCCACGACCACCGTGCCGATCACCCCAGCCAGCACGATGGCGACCTCTTTGTGTTGGGTCATCCACTGAACACACGGTTGGATGGCGCTGATGATGGAGCCCAGTGCTGGCAACAACGCCGTGCCGATCTGGATAGCGAGCGCGCTCAACCCGGCTTTGGCCTCGGACATCTTCTGGTTGAAGGTCCGCTGAATCTCGTCCCAGTGCGCGACGTTCCCGGAGGCGTCGGCGGTGGCGTTTGTCACCGCGTTGATCGCCATCGTTGTGGTGGTCATGTTCTCACCGGTCAGCATCAGGGCGACCTTCAACCCGGTCGCGCCGCCGGTGGCCTTCTGCATGGCGCCGTCGTAGGTTTGGTAGATCTCGATCCCGGACTTCGCTTCGGTGCCGATGCCGTGCATCCCTTTCGCTAGCGTGGCGAACTGGGTGGCCTGGCCCGAGAGGATCGGCGGCAGTGCTTTCGCGGCGGTGTTGAAATCCTTCTGGGAGATCGAGCCAGTCAACAATTCCTGCCCCAGTCGCTGGACCTGAGGATCGAGTCCCCCTAAGGCGCTCTGCAGGTTGATCACAACCTGCCGCGAGTCGCTGATCCCCGGGGTCAACCGGGATTGGATCGCCTGCTGCACTTCATTGAGCACACCTGACAAGCCTTCGGTGCCGAGCTTCTGTGACAGCTGAGTAGCGTTGATTCCCAACGCGGACAGCTCTTTCCCAGCCGGACCGTTCGCGTTGGTCATGTTCCGGACCGCGTTAGCGAGGTTCTGCGTTGCCTGCTGCGCGGAAATCCCGTGCTGGGTCATGCTGGCCAAATCACCGAGGATGTCATCAATGCTGATATGCGCGGCTGAGGCGATCGGCAGGATCGAGGACATGGAGCCGGCCAGCTCTTGGAATGTCATCTTGCCTTGGCCGGTCGCGGCGACGAGCTTGGACATCACTGTGGCGGCCTGATCCGCCGACAGGTGATAGTCCGTGAGCGCGGAGGTCAACGCGTCCGCCACGGTCGTGAGGTCCGCGTTCTCGGTTTTGGCGCCCTGCGCGGCGGCCTGGAGTACCGTCAACCCCTCGGCGCCGTGTTGCCCACCGGACTCGACCTTGTACATCGCGGTGGACAACTGTTCAGCGGAGTATCCGACCTGGCTGGCCATGGTGAGGATGCCCTGGCGGACCATGTCGAGGTTCTGCTCGATCTCACCAGCACTGGACACCAGACGCTGGGTCGAGGACTGGAAATCCCCGGCCATCGTGATCGCCTCGCCACCGACCGCCGCCGCCGCGAGCCCGGCCACACCAAGCTGAGCTCCGGTCAATCCAGCGGCAGCCGCGACCCCGCTGAACGCGCCTTGGGCTCGCTCGCTTGCCGCGCTGAGGGTGAGCAGACCCGCTGAGGACGCCGTGCCGGCACTACCCACGGCGGCGGTCGCCGCCGCCGCCTTTTCCTCCGCCGCCGCCATCGCGGAGCTCAGCGCGGCGGTTCTCGTGGCCATCGCCTCGAACGCGAGCGTCCGCTCACTCGAGGCATGCACGGCGGCCAGCGATGACTGCTCGTAGGCCGCTGTGAGCTCGTTCAGCGCGGCTTTGGTCTTCATCGCTGACACCTCGGCGGCCTGACCGACCTTGGTGTGAGCCGCGCTGACCCGTGCGGCCTCGTCGTTCGCGGCGCCGCCGACCCCAGCCATCGCGGCAGTGGTCTCGGTGGCCGCCGCGCTGACCTGGGTGGCGGCCGTTGTCGCGGACCGGCCGAGTCTCGCGTGAGCGACGGCGGCGGTGTTCGCCTCAGTCGCTATCGCGGTGGCGGCGCGCCCTTCGGCGGTGGCGGCGGTCTGGGCGGCGGTGGCGATGGGGGTGAAGGACGCGGCGGCGCGCTGGTTCGCGGCGACGATCTCGGTTGAGGACGTGGCGACCGCGCTGGACATGGCGGTGGTGGCGGCGCGGACCTGGGTCGCCATCCGCTCCACGCTGGCCGCGAACTGGTTGACCTGGGCGATGGCTCCGCTCGTGACCGCGTTAATGGTGATCAGCAGGTCCATCGCCACAGCCGCTCACCCACCCTCATCATCGCCCGGCACGGTGTCGGAGTCGTCGCGGTAGTCCTCGTACGGGCTGATGTAGGTGATCAGGAAGTCGTCCAGGGTCAGCGGCGGCCAGATCTCCTCCTGGGCGTGGACCTCGACCAGGGTTTTCGCCAGCAGCGCGGTGAGCAGGTCGGATCGCCGGGCGCCGAGGGGGCCCTCGATGCGTTCGAAGGCCCGCCACTCGGCCAACTCGGAGGCGGAGATCCGGGCTAGCAGCTCGGCGACGGTGCACCCGAGATGGGCGGCGAGTCGGAAGGTGAACAGCCGGTCGGGGCGGGCTCGGAGTTTCCCTCGGCGTCCTTCTCGGCGTCGCTGGTCAGCCGGGACAGCCGGCGCGCGACCGACGCCAAGCGATCCAGCCCGGCGGACCCACGCGTACCCAGGTCCGCGATCCCGGTCTCCAAGTCGGGGTACAGGCGGTTGCCGCCGGCATCCCGCAGCGTCAGACACAGCAGGCGCATGGTGCTGTCCCGCACATTGGGGGTGACTGTGGAGCCTGTCACGGTGACCCCACCGGCGTGGTATTCGTCTAGTTCGGCGCCGGTGAGCTCATACACCCACACCGCCAGCCGCCATTCCGGGACTTGCACCAGCTCACAGGCCAGGTCGGTGGGGATCTGGGAGGCGGTGGCCAACACCGGGTAATTCGTCAACGAAGGAGTCTCCTGATCAACAAGGGGTGGTTAGAGGGCGAGGCGCGCCGTGAGGGAGGCTTCGACCGCGCGGAATGCTGGGCCGACACCGTCGGCGAACGCGGGGGCTAGGTAGGGGTGCGCCGGCACGGTCACCGCGCTCACTTTGCGGACCCCGTCTCCGGTGGTGATCACTAGGTAGCCGCTGGAGGGGGCGGTGATGGTGGCGCCGTGTTCCTGCACCCCGGCATACGGCACATCGACCGGGCCGATGCGAAACCCGGTCGGTCCGTCGGGTTCGATGGTGATCGATTCCCGCAGGTGCCCCTCGGTGTGATCCCCCCGATACCCGCCCGGCCCGGCCGGGGCGTGTTCCCGGGCGGCGTGTTCGAACACCCGGGCGCCGACCAACAAGGATTCAGACAGGAGCGGGGGGCTGATCACAGCCACGGCGCGCGCCAGCCGCTCCCGCGCCCCCACTAATCCGTCCAGTGTCGTGGTGATCTCGATCCCAGCCACGGGGGTTAGGGGTAGGCGACGGCGCGGGCGAACGCGATCAGCGCCGTGGCCGAGGGGTTCGCGGTCCCGGTCAGCGCGTAGGAGGCCCGCGCATAGGGATTCACCACCGTGCCGGGGGGCAGCACGATCCGCTGCGCCGTGGGCGAGGTCACCGCGTCAAACGCCGCGAGGTCGGTCCACACGATGGCGTCGATCGAGTACTGGATTTTGACCGCCAGGCTGGGGGATGTCCCGGACAACCCGAACACGTGCAGGTGCGCTGAAGCCCCCGCGAAGCCCGGCCCCGCCGATGCCGGGCCGGGGTCCAGCGACACCGATATGCCGGTGCCGGACAAGGGGAGCGTGGGTGCGGCCAGGATGATGCCGCCGTCCACCGCGCCTCTGGGGGCGAACTTGACATCGACCGTGGTGGCGTCCTTGGTTTTCCCCGCGAGGTCGTAGGTGACCAACACCGACGGGACCAGCAACACTGGTTTGCGCGGCCCCCACCCCGCCGGGGCCAACGCCACCAACGCGGGATCGTCCTGGCCGAACAGCTCAGCCACAATCTGATCGATCGACCCTGGTCCATAACTGTAGAACCCTTTGAGGTCGAGATCAGATTTTTGAATACCAGCCAGGTGATCGGTCGTCATACCGCCGAAGGTGGTGATGTCGATTTCGGCGGCGTCCCGTTTGAATTTGTAGTCATGAAAGACGTTCGACACGTCCCATTGATTGATCGCGATCGCGGTTTTCCGCGCCGCGACAGCACGCGTCACCATAAGTCACTCCGCCGACATGGAGTGGCCACCACCGGCCGAGACACGGGCCACGATGCCGGCCGCCTCGTATTTCTCCGGGGTCGGGCCGGTATACACCTCACCGACCTCGACCCGAACATTCCGGCCCGTGCTCGGGTCGATGAAGTCCAACCCGACACACGCCACCCACCGGTCACTGGACATGAAAAAGTGGCCTCCTCGGCCAGAATCACAAAAAAAGAGCCCTTGTCAGGCCAGGACTTCGACGGTGATCTGCACGCCGTAGTAGTGAGTGCCACCGACCTTGTAGGAGCCGTAGCGGGACGCCGAGACCACCTGCACGACCTGGGCTATCCGGTCCAACACATCCAGATGCGGAGGGCCGGGGTCGTCTCGGTGCAGCGCGGCCACGATCGGGCCTTCGGGGTCAAGATAAAAATCCAACGCTTCTTGCGCGGATTCCTCATCCATCCGATTGGTCAGCACGGTCACCAGGAAACGCCACCGCGCGCCAGCACCATTAAAAGCGGCCTGGTAATCCAGGAACGGGCGGCCCGGCTCGATAAACACGCACGGCACGCTCATCGCGTCGGGAATGAACGCATACACCTGGATATCGGCGTAGCCCCTGATGCGGTCGGCGATACCCCAGCGCAGATCCGCCATTCTACCCATGCACCCTCACTACTGTCTCTCACTACTCAACTGAAGAACAATCAGGCCACCACCAATTCCCCCAGCCCGGACAACAACGCCGCCGCCAGCGGGTTCAACGCCGCCTCGGTGACCAACACCCCGCGCTGCCCACCGAACGCCCCGGTGGAGATCCCGGTGATCCCCGCCGCGCCGTTGGTCATGTCCTTGGATTTGAAATAGTCGATCGCCAGGATCTGACAGGCCTGCGTCACCTGCGGGGGCACCGCTGGCCAGCCCCACCGCGCGCTCACCCGCACCCGCGCCCGTGGCGAACCCCCGTAGGGCCACCCCCAGTTACCGTAGCCGAACGGCGGATAGCCATAGCTGGGTAGCGGGTAACCGTAGGGCAGGGTCCCGGGGAAACACCGCGACCCCACCAGCTGGATCTCGCGGTAGGGCTCACCAGGCGGGGGCTCGGTGGGCGCGGGCCGCCACTCACCGACATCGAGCACGGTCTCGAACACCCCGTCGTCATCACAGTCCAGCGCGACCACCACGGTGTCGGCGTCGGCGAATGACCCCACCCACAACCGCCGGGGATCATCGGCCACGAAACTCCGAACCGTGGCGGGTGCGGTGCGCCAAAACTGGTCATCACAGTGCCGGTCGATACGCCGACTGGCCGCCGCGATCGCCAACCTCAGTGCGTCGTCGACACCCTCACCGGTCAGCCGCAGCGCGGCCTTCAACGCCTCCAGCGACAGATACTGATCAACCGGAGCGCACGAGGCAGGCATGGGTTAGCGCGTGCGGCGTCGTTCCACCGGACGTCCCCGCCGCTCGGGGGTGAGCACCGGTTCGCCCGTGACCAGCTCGGCGATTCCCGCCGCCACCCAGTTGTGGGCGCACTCGGCGGGCACGTCCAGCTCGTCACCAGTGCTCACCCAGAGGTTGAGCGCCGAATACGAGGTCAGCATCCGCACCCGTGGCATCCGGTCAGACCTCGTGGTAGGGCTCGGCATACAGCGTGTTCGCCGACTCCTGACCGCTGACCTGTCTGGCCGGGCCCTGGGAGGCGAACCGCAGGGTAGCCAGCGCGTCCGGTGAGGCGGCCCACCCCTCCGGGTCGACATCCGACGGCGCGACGTGCTGGTAGGGCACGATGTCATCCCCGGGCCGGATGATCGTGCCGGCCTCGGGGACAGCGCGTGGGCCGCGAGCGGGTCTGGGGACCTCGTCCCCAGGCGCGGTAGCTCGCACGGCCATCACGCACCCCCGTGTTTGAACGCCACGATCGCTTTCGCGTCGTTCGGGGCGGCGTCCAGCCGCGAATAGGCGAAAAAGCCGCTGGCGAGTTGGTCGGCGTAACGTTCGTGCAGGGCGACCATCTGCACGTGGTGCACCTGGCGGATGGTGTAGCCGCGTTTGACATCACCGAACAGCAGCGACACCGCGTTCGGCCCCGGGGCGGCGATACCCACGTCAATCGAGTAGGGCCGCCCGTTGATGGTGGCGGGTTCCCCGGACACCGGGACCGGGTTGTACAGCGGATGACCCTGGCTGTCTTTCAGCTTGCGGATCAACGCCAGCATCTGATCCGACATCACCCAGCGGGCGTTACCCAACCGCCGGTAGGCCGGATCGAGACTGTGCTCCAGGTCGATCAGGTTGTCGTAGGTGATCCCCCCACCAGCCGGGCCGACCGTGGTGACCCTGACACCCGACACGATCCCGAGTGGTTGAC